CCCCAGACTAATTTTTCATTCTTAGAAGATTTCGTAAACATCAATTTACTCGAGAACGAGGAGGTTTCTCTAAAAGATGGGCGTTTCACACTTGTTAACGACACGATGGTCAAGGCGCATTTCGGCAGCGAGATGTTCAGATCAGAAGTCAGTTTGTCTCAGGACTATGAGATGAGTGGTGCAAACGTATCTGTCAGCGCCATAGAGAGATCCAGCGACTTCTGCGGGTACAACAGCAAATACATGAGTGACGATGGGGTCTACGACCACGAAGCAGCGCTCGCTGACTTCGTCAAATCGCACACTGAAAAACGAGCTATTAAAACTCAAGACTTGATCCAAGCAAAGGATTTATCTTACGCTGATAGTCATGAGGCCTTCCTATACAACATGTTGATATCGTGGTTCCGGGCCAGAATCTACCGAGCTAATGGTGACACCGACAACATTTTGCGTCTCAAAAGAAGTGGATATGTATCCACTCATGCGAAAGTGGCAGTCAACGGTGTCGTGGAAGACACCACAGTTGAATGTCCGCTAGGGCCGCCAGTTGCGGACGTTGATCAGACCGTGATGATGACGGTTCGAGATGACGAGCATTACTTTGACGTACCCTATGTCATTTTGTATGATGCATCTAACCCGCGTGCGGAGGCCTTTTACCTCGAGCACACTAATGGCAGAACAAAAACCTCGCAGCTTAATTGCGACATCGCTCTCCCTAAATTCATCGGAAGGAGATTAATGTTGGATCGATTGAATCCAGTCAGCAACGGTGTCGCCTACAACTTCAATGATTGGGATGACTGTGAATCTATGTGGCAGTGGATTTGTTCCTATGTGTCCTTAAACCGATTGCACAAACAATTCGCTGCTACTCTTGAGACATTCATGGCTGTTTGTGCTCAGCCCAAGTGGCATACAGCAGAAGCCACGTGGTGGAGTAAAGCCAGGATGATAGTCAAACTGGGCATCTTCAAACCTACCAGAGCGAGGTTAAAGACCAACATGGAGGGTGTCGCTTTCGAAGAAACCACTGACCACTTCAGGCTACTGCGAATGAGTACAGAAGCGCCGATGCGTCAAGTGATTACTAGTGCCTTACTCAATAATTACTTATGGTACGGCTTATACTTAGTCGCCAACGAACGAATCTACTTTAGTGGCTCAAAACGTGGCAACATGGCACTCATAGACGACTCGAACGTATTTATGCACAGCGTCAACATGCGGTCTTGTCTTATTGAGATTTGCACTAACCGTTCGGCACCGTCCTTCATGTCTCAGGGTGCTCATTTGCAAGTAGACTTGAGTCGTCTAGACCAAGATCAGACAGTTGATGTCATGGTTGACCACGACGGCACGACCCTTACTGACTTGTCCGACCACTTACCCTGTCCTGTGTCATGTGCGAACGTACTAGGTTCTTTCACGGACAAGTTCGACATGACACAGCATTTGTCTGGTCACCAGACTATGTATCGGAGGGTCATGGGACACGAAGCCAGGGATGTAAATGTAAACACTCTTAAGATTGCGACATTGTACAGGCTATTCGGCTGGACAACGACGATCAGCGAGATCTACACAGGGAAAACTAAAGAACCTTGGGCTAGTTCTCACTAGTGTATCATCGAACCGTCTTCTGTCTTTGCCAGTGCAACAGACATCACGCCATACCAAGTAGTAGATGCGGAAGAGCGGAAAGGCAGGCACGACACGTGCATGCCCTGGTACTTAGTTCGGGAAGATATGGAAGTCACACTGACGATTTCTCCAGCTTTCATTTCTATTTGTCAATGGCAGAAACGCAAACGTGCGATTAAAACGACACGTTCTATAGGACGGCGTAGGAATGACTTCTCAGTCAATTTGAGAGCGCCCTATGCGTTTTCAAACACCATTTTGAAGCCTGCACCTGTTGAAGCGGCTCAAGATGAAACGGGTTTTCAACAGACCGCCGAAACCCCTGCACCGTCACAGTCGACCGCTACGGTCGGGCCAGAGATGCAGTCAGGTGTAGGCACGGTCTGAACCGTGTAAGCTGTGTGAATTGTGGTTACGATTTGCCGACCACAACTCACGCTATAGCTTTTAAATGGCAAGTCCCCAGGTATAGGGTTAATACCAAGAAAAGATATGCATATAAAACGATACAGATCCACAAGGATGACAATCGCCAAGGGAAGCTCAACCTGAGCACGAAGAACTTCGGATTTCCAGAATGTATCATGGTTAGCGGTGAATATATCGAGATCGTTGAATTCAAGGATGCTACGCACGTCTTAATAGACATCTTGCCTGGTGTGCACCAAAAAGGACATATCATATATCCATACTCTCATTGCCCTGTCAAAGCATACACGTTACCGGGCAAAGATAGTTACGGCATCTACTTTGACACTTCACAGACACTGTCTATGTTGAACACTGATATTTTTTCAGCAATAGCCAGGCATGCATCTGGGTTTTCCGAATTCGCTTATAATTCACCTACAGATATACAGAACTTAATCGGTTGGCGCACAAAAGAAACAGCACCTAAGTACTCGTTAGGAAAGGCTCTGTCGATATTAACAGCCTTACCAAAACCAAAGATATCCGGAGAACATCACATCCACTTTACAGCAAAAGAGATGGCAGAAGCATTACTCAAGAGGAATGATACGGCAGCAGTTATACGTATGGCGATGTTACCACAAGACAGTACAACGTCATTTGCGGCTGGATTCGGTGCATGGTATGGTTCTTTAACCTGGGAACGTGAACTAGTAAACAGGTCAGGTTTGTTTGAATCAGCCAGTGTACGCGAGTTCGCCAAACTGGGTAAATTGATATCTACGCGAGCGAAGGCACTACAGAATCTAAATGAAAGAGATCTGCGTAAGCTGTTCGAGATAGATGTTCTAGTCAATCGAGACGTTGGTTCCGTCGACTGGGAACAGGAATACGTAAATCGCACTCAGCCCAGGTTGGCTGAGATCGACCGAGAATCTGTATTTAAATCAGCAGTCAAGATCTTCAGATTAGGCGCCAAGGAAGGAGTTAACTCGTATCATTCGATGGACTGGGACAAATTCTGGAAGGCTAGATGGCAGTGGTCAGCATCTGGTTCTATTCACAGCCAGTATCCTGAAGACCTGTTAGGTTTGCCTCAAGAGCGTGAATTGCGGAATAAGTTCATAGGGCTGATCATTAACGATACCATCACTTTCGAGCAACTAGCGAATCGTAATCCTGAGATTAAAGCATGGTCGTCATACAAGTACGAATGGGCAAAAATGAGAGCTATCTATGGAACCGATTTGACCAGTTATCTGTTAACACACTTCGCCTTCTTCAATTGTGAGAGCCTGCTACCTAAAGACTTTCCAGTTGGTGATAGAGCTAACGAAGCATTTGTGTCAGGACGGGTCGCTGGTGTACTCCAGGACAGAACTGCTTACTGCCTAGACTTCGAAGACTTCAATAGTCAGCACTCAACAGATTCAATGCAGGCAGTGCTAGAAGCTTTCTTGTATGTGCACGGGCGTAACATGTCGGCTGAGCAAAGGATTGCGGCCAGGTGGGCATTGCAGTCAGTAGCAGAGACTGAGGTGTTTGACAACATCGGCAGCAACAGGCACTACAAGACGAAAGGAACTCTGATGTCTGGCTGGAGACTAACTACCTTTGTCAACTCTGTTCTGAACAAGATCTACACTGACAAGTTGTATCCTGAAGAAACGGCTGAACGTCGCAGTGTTCACAATGGAGATGACGTCTTGCTGGGTATAAGGAGTCTATCGTCTTTACAATATGCGTATCGTGAAGCGGAGAAGCACAATATTAGACTGCAAAAAAGTAAATGTGTTATAGGAGCTATAGCGGAGTTCTTGCGCATTGACCGGAAGAGTGCAGGTAATGGACAGTATCTGACGCGGAATTGTTCGACCCTTGTACATTCTCGCATCGAAAGTAAGAAATCGTACGACGTAACTGATCTCGTGGAAGCCACTGACAACCGCATATCAGAATTCGCAGCACGAGGAGGGTGCCTCGATCTAATTGAGCATTTGAGAGAGGTGTATTATAGAAGGCTCAGTGAAGTGTTCGAATGTAACCCAGACACTTTGTACAAAATAAGAGTTACACACAGAGTATGTGGCGGCGTCAGTAACAAACGCTGGGCTACAGTTAATAACTTCGTGGTTAAAGATAAGGGAGGTAAGGTTGCCTCACTCCCACAGCATCTACCCGGAGTTAACGACTATGCCCAGCTCTTGTGGGCCGCACTGCAAATCAAAACACCGCTGAAGAGCGTAATCGACGGAGTACGTCAAGCCACGATTAACGCCGTGAAGCTGGAAAGAACGCGAGTCCGGGTCGAGGAGACGAAAGACCTAAAACGAGCTCAAATATACCGTGGGATCTACAAATCTCACTCGGACGTCACAGAAAACAACCTGTTAGGAAAAGCCATGTTAACAGGATTCGCAATAGACGTACTTTCTAGAAGTTCTAGTTTGTACACGCTCGGCATAATGGCTAGCCGAGCCAGAGACCCTATGAGGTATCTAAAAGTCGTAACATGAAAGTTGCGCAGAAAGGGCGGGCCCT